GTGACCCCGTCCACCACCCCGCCCTTCGCGAATGCCTGAGGCGCGCGCCCGCCCATCAGACCCGCCGCCAGACCCGCTACGGCGCCCGCCACCCCGCGCCCGACCGCCTCGCCGACTGGCGAGACCGCCGCGCGCAGCGCGCCGCGCGAAACATCCTCCGCCAGCCCCCTCAGCACGTCTGAGAACCGCGCGCTGCGCCAGGTCGCGTCCTCGAAGGCGCCGCGCAGGCCGGCTCCGACCGCGCGCGACAGCCCCTGCGCCGCATGCTCAGCGGCGCGCAGCTCGATGGCGGCCCTGCGCAGTCCGCCGCCATCGTCATCCCAGAAACCGTCGTCGCGTCCTTCGCTCATCGATCGCCCTCCCCCCCATCCGGATGCGCCGCCATGAGCGCCTCCAGCCCACTTCGCCCAAGCGGCTCGGGGCGAGAGGCCAAGCTCCCCAACGCGGCGCGCAACTCGACAGGGCTCATCGCCCAGAAGGCGTCGGGCGCGAGGCTGAGCCGCCCCATCCCGACGCCGATCAGCGCCGTCCAGTCGATCCGGCCGCTCAAGTGGCGGCCCCCGTGAAGGCCACGGCGAGCAGGCGTCCGGCCAGGCGGGCGGCGCCGACAGCGCCGCCTTCGACCGTCATCGCCGCCACGTCTTCGCGGGTGACAGCCCGCCCTGCGCCTCGCAGACCGGCGGTCAGCACCGCGATCACGTCGGCCGTCCGCATCGCCCCTCGGTCGAAGCGGTCCGCAAGGTCCACGAGACCCTCGGCCGCGAGCGTCGCCTCCAGTTCCGCCAGCGCGCCGAGCGTCAGCCGCAGCGTCGCAGGCGCACCGTCGATCACCGCGTCGACCTCGCCTCGATAGGGGTTCGCCATGCTCAGAGCGCCGTGAAGCCGAGCGGCCCGGCCGACTGGAGCGTGGCCTCGAACGTGGCCTCGCCGTCATGCGCGGCGGCGTATTTCAGCTCGGTGATCTGAAAAGATCCCTCGATGACGCCGAAATCCGGGATCACCATGCGGAAAGCCGGCGCCGCCCCGGCGAAGAACGCCGCACGCAGCGCCGCGTCCGACGCCGCGTCCTTGAACACGCCGCCGCCCGTGACGCTGGCCGACTGCACGCCCGCCCCGGCCAGGAGCTGCCGCCACCGCCCCGGCGCCTCCGCGGTGGTGACGTCCACCGCGCCGGCATTCAGCGCGATGCGCGTCGCCCGCAGACCCGCGACCGACTCGAACGTCCCGGTTCCGTCGACGTCCAGCTTCAGCAGCAGGTCCTTGCCCCTCTGTGCGCCCATCATCGCCTCCCTCGACGGCCCTCAGGCCAGCTGCTCGATCACGATCCGGAAGCGCAGCTCGATGCGGCGCACCCGGCCCTTGTCTTCGCGGCGCGTGCGTCCGCCGAGGAACCGGCTCGACACCACGCGTCCCCGCTCCAGCATGAGCGGCGCCAGCGCGACGTCGCAGATCGCACCCGCAAGGCGCTTCAGGGCGCCGAAGCCGCCGCTCTGCGCCACTGCCGAGATCGCCACCACATGCGCCGCGCCGTCGTCGCTGGAAGTCGACCACGGCTCGACCGTCTCGTCGCCGAGGACCACGCAGGGACCTCCGCCGGCCGCGACGACGGCTGCGGCGTCCCCCTCGTCCCAGATGCGGCCGCCAGCCAGCGCGCCGACCTCGGGATCGGCGGCCAGCGCGGCGAACAGGGCCTTCTGGAGCGCCCAGGAACAGGCGAAGCTCATGCCGGCGTCTCCTCCTCCACCCAGCAGGTCAGGCGCTGTCCGCGCAGGTCAGCCTCCGTCACGGCGCGGATCAGCAGGCTGCGCGCGCCGTCGGTGAAACGCTGCCCCGCAGTCGGCCGATCCGCCGCGCCGAGCGGCGCGGCGCGCACGGTGACCCTGTGCGACACGGCGGCAAGCCGCGCCCCGCCCAGTTCACGCTCCCAGGCCGACACCGGGCGCAGCTCAGCCCACAGCGCGCCGACGCGCCGCCAGCCGGCGACCCGCCCGCCGCCGCCGTCGGTCGCCGCGACGGGGGTGTCCAGGGCCAGAAGCACGCGCAGGCATGCCTTCTCGCCGCTCATAGCCGCATCCGTCGATATGGCTCGACCAGCGCGGCGACCGCCCGCGGCAGCGCCGCCGCCGCGTCGCGCCCTGCAGCGCCGTCCTCGAAGCCCTGCGCCGCCAGCAGCGCGACGGCTTCGCGCAGATCCGCCGGCGCGTCACGCCAGACCGGGCCATGCCCTATGGTCAGGGTCGCCGCGACATATCCCCCAGCCGCCGGCTCGGGCGGCGGCCAGGGTCCCACATAGACGACCGATGGCGCGTCGGCGGGACCGAGCCGCCAGTCGCCCACGTTCAGCGGCGACCGCAGGCCCGCCGCATCCACGCTCGCCACGGCCTCGAGCGAGACCACCGGCCCCAACGGAACCTGGACCGGCTCTCGCCAGGACGCGACCCGGAGCTCGACCTGGCGCCGCCCCAGCGCCTGGCCAGTCAGGCGCTCCACACGGACCCGCGCGACTTCGACAAGGCGCGACAGCAGCGCAGCCGTGGCCGGGTCGGCCGCGGCGCCTTCGGGAAGCCGCAACTGGCCCACGACTTCCTCTACCCGCGCGAGATCAGGCGCAGGCGATGACAGCTCGATCAGCATCGGAGTATCCTCGCGGGCGTTCGGGACCATCGCGCGGGGGCGGTCCTCGCCCCCGCGCGGATTCCGCTCAGGCGGCGCTGAACTTCAGCAGGCGGATCGCCGAAAAATCCGTCACGTCGCCCCCGACCCGCATGGCCGCATAGAACTGCACATGAGGTTTGGCCGAGTAGGGATCGCGCAGGATGCGCAGGTCAGGCCGCTCGGCGATGGTGTAGCCGGCCCGGAAGTCGCCGAAGGCCACGGCGGTCGCGTCAGGCGCGATGTCCGGCATCTCCTCGCAGGTCAGCACCGGATAGCCCATCAGGATCGCCGGCTGCTCACGCGAGGTCGGCTCGGCCCAGATGAACCGGCCGTCGGCGTCCTTCATCTTGCGCACCGTTCCGGCCGTCTTGGAGTTCATGACGAAGGTCGCGTTCGCCCGGTACTTCGCGCCGAGACTATAGATCAGATCGATGATGGCGTTGGCCGGATCGGCGGCTCCGAAACCACCGACCGAGCCGGTCGGATGATAGCCGATCACCCCCCACGCGGCCGCCGCTGTCGGCGCCGTGGCGTAGCTGAGAAATCCCCGCGGCTTGTCGACGCCATCCCCGCGCACGAAGGCGGCGTTCTCCGCTCGCGAGAAGCGCTCGGCGATGGCGTCCGCCAGCCAGCCCTCCACATCGAACGCCGCATCTTCCAGCAGCCGCTGGGAGGCGCGAGGCATTGCCGACAGCTCGTGCAGCGGGATGGAGATGCGTTCGAACTGCGGCGGCGCCGTCTCGGTCGCCACGCCGGACTCGGTGGCCCAGGCGACGCCCAGATCGCCGCGATCCACCAGAACGTCATAGGAGCCGGCCTGCACCGACACGATGTTGGCCAGCGAACGCATCGTCCCGGCCCCGCGCAGCAAGCCCGCGATCCGGCCGCTGGTCTGGGGATCGAGGAGGAACCCGCCGTCTGCGCCGGTCGCCGCGCTCAGCCCCTTGGTCTGGAGGGCCGCCGCCCGCACCCCGGTCTCGTCGCCATGGCGCAGATAGGCCGACACGGCCTTCGTCTCACCGGCGCCGGCCTCGGCGGCCGCAGACAGGCTCGGACGGCCTACCGCCTTGCGGTCGAGCATCGAGATGCGGTCGTCCTGCGTTCTCAGCTTGGCGTCGATCCGGCCCTGAAAGGCGCGGAAGTCGCGCATGAAGTCCGTCATGGCCGCCTTGGCCTCCAGAATCGGGTTGTCGGTCTCGGCGCGAGTCACGGAATCGGTCATCGAATTCTCCTTGCAGACCGGATCGGTAAGGGTTTCGTCAGTCGAACAGGTCCCGCGCGGCGCGCAGGGCCTCGGCCAGGGCGAGCGCCTCCGCGCCCTCGTCCCCGGACCCGGCGCCCGACATGGCGCGGGCCTCGGGCAGCATAGGGAAGGTGACGAGCGACACCTCCCACAGGTCGATCTCGAGCAGCCGACGCCCGCCCCCCGCCGCCTTGGCGGCCTTGACGGCGCGGTAGCCGATCGACAGCCCGTCGATGGCCCCTGCACGCAGCAGGATTGCGGCTTCGGCCCCGGACTGGATCTCTGTCAGCAGGCGGCCGGACACGAAAAGCCCGCGCGCATCCTCCCGCAGGCTCTCCCAGACGCCGATCGGCCGCCCCGGATCGTGCTGCCACAACAGCTTGGGCTTTCTCTCCGCGCGACGGAGCGCGGCTGCGAAGGCGCCGGGAGCCACCTCGTCGCCCCCCCCGTCGACCACGTCGAACAGGCTCGCATAGCCCTCGATGCGTCCGTCGGCGAAGCCGCGCTCGGCATCGAAGGCGAGGAACTTCGTCTCGAGCCGCGATCCCGCGGCCGAGGGCATGGTCGTCATGGCGGTCTCCCGGATTGTTGCGGGCCGTCAGGCGTCGATGCGAGGCGGCAGGCCCAGCAGTCGGCGCTTTTCGTCGGCGTCGAGGAAGTCGGCGCGCGACACCCGCGCCCACTGCGCATCGCGCTCCGGCGCCAGCGCGGGCGTCCGGTCCAGGTCAGGCTCGATACGGACCGCTCCGCCCCAGCGCCAGCCGAGCCAGCCGCTCAGCGCCGCCGCCGTCCGCCGCACCAACGGTTGCACGGTCTGGCGGAAGAAGGCCCGGTTCGCCTCCTGATAGTTGGCGTAGGTGTTGTCGCCCGGCAGCCCCAGCAGCATCGGCGGCACGCCGAAGGCGAGCGCGATCTCCCGCGCCGCCGCGTTCTTCGTCTGCAGGAACTCCATCTCGGAGGGCGAATAGCCCATCGGCTTCCAGTCGAGCCCGCCCTCAAGCAGCATGGGCCGCCCTGCGTTCCGCGCCCCCTGATGGTTGCTCTCCAGCTCGTCCACGAGGCGCCGGTACTGCTCGTCGGTCAGCGTCCCGCGACCGTCGACCCCCGAATAGACCACAGCGCCCGAAGGCCGCGCCGCGTTGTCGAGCAGAGCCTTGGTCCAGCGCGAGGCGGCGTTGTGCAGGTCCACCGACGCCGCCGCCGCCTCCATCGGCGCCATCCCGTAGTGGTCGTCCAGCGGATGGAACGACCGCATGTGCAGGATCGGCGGGGCGTCGCCGGTCATGTCGAAGCGATGGGCTTTCGCCCCCACCCGGTACTCGTAACCATCCGGCCAGCCGTCCCGCCCCGGGATCACCCGCATCCGGTCGGGCCGCAGCGCATGCAGTTCCGACGGTCGCCCGTCAGGCCCCGGCACGGCTTCCAGATAGGCGTCGCCGGCGAGTTGGAGGAACCCATAGGTCGCCTCCAGCAGCGACGCGCCATCCTGACCGGGATTGGGGCGTTCCAGCAGCGCGATCAGCGGATGCTCCGTCAGCGCTGCGCCGCCTTCGGTGAAGCGCAGCGGCATGGCGGCGGCGGCCTCGGCGATCATCCGCACACAGCGGAAACCGATCACATTGCCGCCATAACCGGTCCGCGTCAGGGACACCGTGTCCAGCGGCGTCCAGGCCGGCCGACCGACGCCATGCACCGCTGTCACGGCGC